GAAACGGTAGAGCCTCTAGCAGGTTGCCCATCGTGGACTCTGCTTGGATAACATCGAGGCTTGCGTTGTTGTCTTTAAGGAACTTAGCGGCTACGGCTAGTTCTGATGCAGTAGCTTCGCCTGACTGTACTCTTATGAGCAGGTCTTTAGCGAGAGCCTCGTGCAATGTGTCGATAACTTCACGATCTTTAGACATATTAACCCTTCCATTTTGTACGGTTAGCCCAGTAAGCCGCTGATGATTTACCTTTGGCAATGTTCTTACCGTGGCGACTTCTAAATGCCTTACGTTGTTTGGCACTTCGGTTTGTCTTAGCACCTTGCTCACCAAAGCGGATAATCTTTAACTTACCGCCAACTCGTGTCTTAACGACATGGGATTTGGTTTTGTGGCTAGGTGTGCGTCTGGGTGTATCTACCTTTAGACTGTCTTTATTTAATTTAGCCATACTTACTCCTTAATAACACCAGAGCATTGGCTCTGTGTCTCTTGTGTCCACATGGACAAATGTTTTAGCTACGCCTACGGAGAATCCCATAGATGTTGCAAACTTAACGATCTTCATGCGCTGTGCGCCTCCTGACACTTTGATGTCAGCGGCAATACCTTTGGTATGCGTACCGCCACCGTTGGGCTTATGTCGCTCCGCACTGTGGGTGGGATCACGATAGCCACTGGTTACAATAAACGGGAAGCCGCATACTTCTCTTAGGGTATCTAGTTTATGTATGAAATCGTCTTTGATCTCGTTGTTGCCTGTTTCCATGCAACGGAAATCTTCTTTGTCAAAGTATATGAAGTTACTCATTTGTCTCTTTGAACTCCTTTAACTTTTTCTGCGGTTCTCATTGCACCAAGACCTAGCATACCAAGTAGTACTGGCATCATTTCGCTTAGATCAAGGATTGGGACAGTGATCGTAGAGTCAGCCAAAGCAAGCGCAAAGTTTGCCACTGGGATAACCAAGAAGTTGCTTGCCATGCCAAGTACAGCCACCCACCCCACAGCAGGTCGCCAACCGCTGACAAAGAGTGACTTATGTGCCGCTTCAGTTTTGTTAACTTCAAGTTGGGCTTTTGCCAACTCTTGAGCGTGTCTCTCAGCCATCGTAGAAAGTTCAAAAGCGATAGCATTCTTTTTATCTTTATCCTCTATGAATTTGTCAAGAAGGCCCGATACAGGGCCTATTAGTGATTGTAACATTGATGTCTCCTATTCTCGGAACATATAAGCTACTGTCGATGCTATTGCGGCAACGACTAGCCATACGAACCTTTCAAGTGCATTTCTAGATGATGTGTTTTCGTTTACCTTTTCGGTCAAGGACTCTGTGTGTTGCTCTTGATCGTCAAGTCTATACTCATGCCTATCGACACGTTGGACAACAGCATCCATTCGTTCTTCAAGACGGGCTAGGGAAGCTACAACTTCCACTAGCTTATCTATCTTGTTTTCTATCCTATCGAGTCGTTTAAGATCATCCATATTCATCCTAAGCCTCGTCTGGTAGGTTGTAACGAGCGTAGGCTTTTACAGGACCATACTCTAGAGTCTTACGATTGAACACAAAGCCCCAACACCAAACTACATCACAGTCTTTGTGAATATCAGAAGGTAGTGGGTAGGATAGACCTTTATCTTCACAGAAATTCCTAATAAGTTTAGGAGTTGCGTAGGCATAATAGTCTACCCAATCATCCATTGTCCCATCTTTATAATGCGTGTGAGCAAAGAAGTTTTTAGGGTTATAAGGTAGTTCAGGCATATCGCCATCGTATTCACTGAAAACAACCTTGAGTATTATTTCTTCAGTTTCAAGGTCAAACTTTAGCCCGTACCAATCCAATAGGTTGGACATCATATAAGACGTACCAAACTCTAACAACAACGCTTCACTAGGCTTTTCACCAAAATTGTAAAAGCTGATGCCGTTATTTTTGTAGGGTTCTCTATAAGCTGTGTATTCTCCAACTACATTGTATACGTGCCTATTCCAATTTTCACGGTCTGGGAATGCCTCTTGTAGCTTATCTATTAAGGGTTGTGCCTCTGGTTGACCTGTACAATAATCTTTACGGACTATTTGTTTGTCGCAGTAAACATCATCCCTACACTGAAGGCCCACATAAAAATTATTTATAGCCGCTTGTAACAATGCGTTATCTAAATCAAGTTGAAGTTGTTCTTCATCTTGTGCGCCTTTAGGAACTTCGATGTATACTCCATCTCTAACAAGACAAGCGTATTGTTCAGAAGGGTCTAATTCATTTACTCTGGTTGTATATTCTCTATTTATGACCATGTTACCGTCCTCGAAACTCCAGTAGTTGTACCAAATGGGTTAGTTACGTTGTTCCAAGTCCACTGGGCTATTCCCGTTGTAGCGGCAGTATTCATCAACGTAAAAGTAGCCGCTGACCTAGCAAAATTATTTCCGTTAACAGTCATCGTGGTAAACCCATTGTTAGCTACGACAGATGTTCCACAGAGTATTGTCCAAAATAAAGTAGCAGTACTAGATGACGATGTCCCCGCCCAATATAGCGCAGTAATACGGAAACCATTTTTTACGTTAGTAGTTCCGTCAGAAATTGAACCTGCTATTTTTGGAGGTGTGTTAGAAAACAGTCCTCCCTCAAGTACACCGTAACCGCCCGGAACATATTGAGCAGGTGCAGAGTACCCAACAGTAACCGTTTGCGTGTCTATTGCCGCAGACTTCCCTCGTAGATGGCTCATTGAGATACTTCCAGATGTTCTTTGAGCCAATGCCCTTACGTTGGTGTCGCCTAGACTTATTGTATCTCTATAGTTAGGCGGCCCATCGTTAAGTTCTTTTGCTATACTACGTCCTGTGATGTTATCACCTAGAGTTATATAGCCTGATGTTGATAGAGCCATGACTTACCTCCTATATAACATTGTTAGCTATTTTATTAGCAACACCGTCACGAACTTGACTTATACGAACTAAGGTTGCTGTCTTGTCGTACTCACCGTCAGCATCTATACACACATTAACAGGCCGTTGATATTTTTTATCATCGTAAGTGAATTCTACATCTACTGTAGCTTCACCGTTTTTGTATTCGTTAACGAGTGCAAATTTTACTGGAGAAACTGCATTGAGGTTCTCTAAAGTGGGCGTGGGTATTACTTCTGTTACTTCGTCCTGTGGGACTGTTTCTACTTCACTCATTATTTCTTCTCCAGTTCTGCTTTAAGGTCATCAACCTCTGTTTTAAGTTCTTTAATTGCTTCAATGAGTAGGCCAACCATGTTTCCGTAAGCGACTGAGTAGTGGCCTTCTTCATCGCCAGTTACAGCTTCGGGTAATACCTCAAGAACTTCTTGTGCAATTACACCTGTCTGGCGTATTGGGGTTTCAGCCTCACCATGCTCGTCAAACGTAACATCTGTTCTATTAAATGTGTAACCGCCTAACTGACAAACTTTGTCCAGTGCATTTGGAATGACTTCAATGTTTTCTTTTACTCTGATGTCTGAGTAAGCGGTGACGTTACCCGATGTCCAGATGCCAGTACCCATTGCGGACTTAGGTGTTCCGTTGTGACACCAAACAGCCTGATGACTACCTGCCATCGTACCGCCAGTGGAGTTGTTGGTATGTTTATACGCAAAACCATATAAATTGCCAAAGTTAGTACCTGACGCACTACTGCGATAACCAGAACCCATAGACCAGATGTGGTTTGTCTTTGAGGAATTGTAGTGTCCGTAGACTCCATGATCTCGATAAGCATCTTCATTACGGATGTCGGCTCTTACGAGTAGAACACCGTTTACATAATCTGTTACATCAGAGCGTAAGAAACTTCCAGAGGTTAGACCATCGACAGTGTCAGCATCTAAGCCAGAGCCAGAGCCATCGTTTCCTGAATGCCATAAAGAATGAACTGCTCCACTATCAGTTACATATTTAATGCCGTTGGTTGATCCTGCATTATGAGAAATGCACAAATCGTTGTTATGTGTTCCTGTATCTCCGTCCGAACTACCTATACCAATACGCCAATCAACTAAGTCGCCATCTTGCTTCATCCTTATGCTTGGATGATCGCCTTCATTGTTGTTGTCAGTATCTGCTCTTAGGGTGAGAATCGCATCGCCAGAAGTGCCTTGGTCTATTGTTATATTGCCTATAAAAGTTGCACCCTGTTTAAGGGCAAACGCACTAGCTTGATTACCGTCCAATTTATCCGCATCTAAACCCGAACCTGCACCGTCTACAGTTACTATCTTTGCTAGAACCTGTGCGGCAGTATCGGCTGATCCTGCGGGGCCTTGGGGTCCATCAGCACCATCAGCACCTGCGGGACCTTGAGGACCTGTAGGACCTGTAGGACCTTGGGGACCTTGTGCGCCATCAGCACCTGTAGCACCTGTTGCGCCTGTATTACCGATTGGGCCTTGGGGACCTTGAGGTCCTGTAGCACCGTCAGCACCGTCTGCGCCATCAGCACCATCAGCACCTGCGGCTCCAGTTGCTCCTGTAGCTCCTGTTGCACCTGTATCGCCTTTAGCCGCTATCTTCTGCCAGTGAGTAGTATTGGAAGGAGCAGTCCCTGCTGTTGTATCTTGGATGCACACATAACTTTCACCATTGAAAAGAACTGTGTCTAGCACTTCGTAAGCGGTGCTTGCGCTGTACGTGCCTTCAAAGGATTGACGTACTTTACCTATATTGATTGTTCCCATAATTTTTATACCGTTGTTACTGTTAATATGCCAGAAGAGTTAATGCTGAAATCATTGTCATCAGCATCACCGTAGTATTCCATTTGTAGTATTCCTGCACTGGTAACCTGCATTCTACCAAAGGCTAGACCAAGTGGAGTTGCGCCCATGTTACCTTGCGCTCCTTGTGGTCCTTGGTTTCCTGTGGGACCTTGCGCCCCTGTAGCACCTTGAGGACCTGTAGCACCTGTTGCACCAGTGGCTCCCGTCTGACCTGTTGGACCAGTTAAACCACGAGGGCCTGTAGCACCTGTAGCACCAGTTGGACCTTGCAAGCCTGTCGGTCCTGTATCACCAGTATCACCTTTCGGTCCTTGAGGGCCTTGAGGACCTGTTGGCCCTGCTCCACCAGTTGCACCAGTAGGGCCAGTGTTACCTGTCGGTCCTTGTGGTCCTGTTGGCCCTTGAGGACCTGCGGGTACATAGAAAGCCGCCACTCCTGTTGTAGCATCATACGTTACATACCCTTGAGTTTGATTGCTAGGTAACTCATTGTATGTGATGGATAGGTTAGTCAATTGACCTAAGTAGGTAGATGCGTCAGTTGCCGCAGTCTCTGCATCATTCTTAGCAGATATTGCATCGGCTAGTGTTGATGCTGAAGATGTGTTAACCCAACCTTTCGTGGCGG